AACTCTCCAGCCATGTATTTTCTTGCTGACGTTCCATCCTCGTTATCTTCACCGACAACGCTATGAATCATTACAACTTTTTTCATTTTCCCACCTTTAAGAGAGAGGAAGGAAGGTGGAAATCAACCCCCCTCCCCCGTTATCCTTAAGAAGTTGCGTGTTTAAGAACGCGCATAGCTTCCGCAAGAACAACCTCGCCGCCGACCCGCTTGCGAGCCAGATAACGCACAAGGCCAGTTGATGCTTGGCTGTACGGGTCACGAAGAACCGATAACGCCACACGATCAACAATCATATATCCACGACGGAAGTCACCAATGATAACTGATTTGGCTCCAGAAGCCGCATCCGCTACATCAGGAGCTTCCACATATGGGATGCCAATGATTGTGTTGGGCGCACCCGATTGACCAGAGAACCCCGTTTGGAAGATATACTGCCCTGCAGTGTCCTTTAGCTTACGGATGATGCCAAGCGTTGTGCGATTGAACATCATGGTAGCATTAGCCGCATAGTCAGACTTAAGTCCATGCACCAAGTCCATAAGGTTATCAGTAGTGATAGCCGCAGAAGCTGCACCTGTGGCAGTGTGCGCAACTACGTTACCATTTGTGATACCGACTGGTTTATTAGTTCCATTGCCGCTAATGAACGCCGCGCCTTCACTTTTTGCAAATTGCTCAGCAAATTCTTGGTTCATTTCCGCTTCCATATCAAAAGCCGCATCTTCAAGAAGTTGGCTTGAAATATCAACCATCGCGTATTGCTCATGCGTAGCAATAGTTTTCAAAGCAGTTGTGTAACCAGTGGTTTCAGCCCGTGTGCCAGTTTCCGCCGTCCACGCCGCCGCGAAGTTTGCGGTTTTTTGTGGAATTTCAATCTCTTTAGAGTTTGTTTGGCGCACACGCGCAACAGACCGAACAGGGGATATTTCTGTTACGATCTTAATGATTTCCGCAACATATTCCTCTGGAGCCAAGTTACCCGCCGTAGCCGCCGCGCCGACGGTCAAAGCTTTGGTTTCTTCTGCATCAAGACCTTCATTGCCCTTGCGCATGAACTTATCCCATGCCTTCATTGCAATATCGATCTGCTTGACTTGAACGCCCGCGTTTGGACGCTTAAGCATTGTTTCAATGCTATCAAGCTTTTCTGCAAAACCTTCTGCCGTTTTTTCTTGCTGCACAAGCTTCTGGTTGACGCTTTCGTAGCGATCAAGTTCAGCTTCGATCTTAGCAAGCTTTGCCTCTACAAGAGGGTCAGAATCGCCCTTTTTTTCTAGTTCTGCAACGCGCTGATCATTGGTAGCTTTAAATTCTTCAAAAGCACCGTTCAGCCCTTCCAGATAAGTTTTGATGTTATCGTCCATGATAACTTCCTTTCTGTTTTAGGATTTTAGGATATTGGTCAAGCGATTAATCTCACTTACCAGTTCAGAAGGCATTTCCTGTTTGCCAGCATCCCGCTGTTCCAGTGCCTTGGCGACAGCCGAAGCCGCAGCCTTTGCCTCGTTACGCGATAGGCTCCCTGCATCCCGCAGTAGTTCCTCCCATTCACGAACGGTGCGTTCCGCGCCCTTTACCGCTTGAACCCGTGCGCGTGGGTTCATTGGGAATGTGACGGCGGAAATCTCCATAAGGTCAACAGACTTAAGGTAGCGCCGCTTGCGCTTTTCGTCATAATCAACCCCTTTAGGGTCTACGCGATAGCCAATACTTAGACCATCAAGCGCACCCATCTTCATTAGTTCGTACACCTCGCGCCCGCGCTGCGTACCCATTGCCAACCGCCCTTTAACCTTAAGGCCACGGCGGTCTTCTACGATCTCATCAAATACCCCAATTGGCTCATCTTGGCGGTGTTGGTACAAGAGCTTCACAGCTTTTGCGCCCTTTTGCCCAATAGATTTAGCAAATGCACCTTCTACAACCACATCGTTTCCTAGGTCTTTGTTTCCAAAAATAGAGCCATACCCAGTGAAGACACCCTGATCTTCCCCGTTGGCTTCAGCCTTGTATTCAAAAGCAATGTCCAACGTCTCCGACTTGGCTTCTTGCTCATCAATGTATTGTTCTAGATCGACCTGTTCTTCTGTCATTTGCTTGCCCCCATATTGGCTCATGCAGACTGCTAACCTCTGGTCGCTGTCTGGAAATTCACTTGATACCTTGTCATCACCCATACAACGGCTAACAAAGCTGTCCCTATCTTCTCCGACTTTAGGCTTTGGCAATGGCATTTTTACCTCATAATTTTATCGCGATCTTACACGAAACTAACTCAGACGTCAAAGTCTATGCGCCGCTCTACAAAAAGTTGGCTAATAGTGCTTTGAACAACACGCCAAGTCCTACCAATCTCCTCAGGTTCAACATAGGCTATTAGGTCTTTGATTGTCTCATAATCTTCGTTTGTCATTTCATCTTCTAAGCTAAGAATTTCCTGTATCTTATCAGCCGCCTCGCTCATCAAATATCCTTTCTATAATATCTAATGCTTTAGGGTGTACCAGTTCTTTCTTTCCCATCATATAGAGCGCAAAACTTTCAACGAAAAACTCCTTCTCGTTTGTTTCCCCATAGCGCGTGGATATCTCAGCCTGTCTGCGAACCTTTCTGTATCCACGCCAGAACTTCTTTAGCTCCCCTTCTAAAGGTGGCGTCTTATCAAACAAGCTTCGGCGCTTCTTGTATATTTGGTGTATATGGTGACCGAACTCGTGGTACATCAGTGACCGCAAGTGCTGTAACCCGTGCGCACTGTACTCCTCGGCTGTCCATGGCTTGCTAATACTTGAGTCGTCGTTGCCAACATACCACAGCCGCGCTCTACTGCCCAACTGTTGCTCAAGGTTAAATATCTGTTGGTGCGCCCTGTCGTTTAGCAGCTCCTCACGCAGCTTGTCCCGCTGCTTGTATAACCGCTCGCGCCGCTTTGGGTCTGTGGTGTTTTCGATCTTTTCTTGTACTTCACGCAGTTTGGCTTGCGTTGCCGCCCGTGCCGCAAGGAGCTTGCGATACTCGCTTTCCAGTTCGCTAAGGTCTTGCACATCAAGGTCTTTAACGTAGTTGTTCACAAACCTAGCATTCAGCCCAAGTATCCCGTCACCCATATTGCCAACAACGCCATCCCTCTTCACTGGCTTGATGCCCCGTAGCCTTGGGATGTTTAGCCAATCCGCAAAGTAGTTAAGCTCTTTCATAATTCCAGCAACCGCTATCACTGCATCGTCAGTCAACCCATCGTTTGCCCAGCTACCCACATCAGCAAGGGATCGGCCACGAAACACAACACGTCCCTCAATCTTGTATGACTTGTGCGTCATAGCATCACTTAGGCGCTCTTGCGTTGCCGCCCAAGCATCACGTCTATTGGTTTTGCGGGCAAACTCCTTAAAGGTTCTGTTTGTTATGCCCGCCTCAAATGGGCTTACAAAGGTTTCACCAATAGGCAAGTCGGCAAGGACATCCTCAACCGCCTCCTCAAATAACTCTGGCTCTGGCTCATTAATGCGGGCCAGAAAGTCATCGAGCGGTGAGCCACCCGTGGGGGTATCCTCTGGTTCATCGAAGCTATCAAAAAGCGCATCCTCGTCGGTAAAATACACAGCAAGGCACCGACAGTTAATGTTATTTGCTGCACCCCCGCTCCCATCGTGCGGGTAGTCCATAGCGATCTCTTGGCCCTTAAATCGGATAATAAACTTCTCTTCTATGCCTACTTCTTGCCCGTTTGCCGCTGCGTGAAACGAACGTGTGCGCCCATCACCTACACTGACCCATCGTTTGCGCTGGGCTGGTAAGTTAAGCTCTTTGGTGGCTTCGTGGGTGGCATAGCTTGCCGCCGCGTGTGTTTCTGTGCGGGCTATGGTTGCCGCCCTTGCCCTGCCAATAGCCCCTTTAGTCTTTTCCTTAATCAGCTTGGCTGTACTGTCTACGCCCAACCCTTCATCTTCTCCAGCGCGGATAGCCCGTAAGATGCGTCTGCGTGTGGTGTTCGTCACCCCGACAACCCTTTCCGCGCCCTCACGTGCATAAAACTGAAACACAAAGTTACCAAAGGACGTAAGCTTTCGATTCTCATAAACCCTGCTCGCAAACTTGTTTATGACTACTTCGTAATGTGCGCGGTATATCCGCTCTAACTGCCCCTGCAAGGGTCGTAAGGCATCGTCTATTGTTTGTCGGCGTTGATACTCTTCAGCCGCTGCATCCCCCACCCTTGCAAAAGCTGTGTAAAGGCTTCGGGCCATTGCCCGTTCGTATCGCATCCGCAGCCGATTAACTTCCTTAATCTCTTTAGAGATAGATATTCGGGTCTTGTGCGCCGCTTTTATAAATACAGGAAACGTCATGCCCTTTTATAGCAAATAAAATTTTCCTTCTCTACACAAGAATATTTGTAAATAAACTATTTACAAAGTGTCTGGGGTTTGATAGAAAGGCTTTGTAAGCAACGCAGAAAGGTAAACAAATGTCACGCACTTCAGATTACAACTTCGCAGTCAACGTAGCAGAAACAGTAGAAGGCCTTTGCAAAATTGACGCACTTCGCTTTCACGCTTTCAATACTAACGGTCTGTGCTCTGCAGCACATGACGCGCAAGCCGCACTGTTAAAAGCTGTTGAAGAAGGAAAAGTCAAGTCAGGCGCTCTTATTGCTTATGATGTTTACAACCGCTTCGGCTACGAAGCTATCATGCGCCAAGCACAACGCAAGCAACCAAACTTCGGCAAAGCAAAACGCGCAATTGAATGGGTGCAGAGCGACATCAAAAAAATCTACGAAGCTATCGCTGAAGCACATAATTAACAAAAAGCCCCCGACCTATCAGTGCGTAACCTAATGGGTCAGGGGCCGTCCAACAGGGAGGAGTTGAACTCATGCCAAACCATGGAGCTTTGAACATGCCACTAAAGATTATCACAGAAACACTTCTATTTCTAGCGTTCACACTAATCATCTTTAACTTACCAAGCCTGATCCAATACTTCGGGCAACTAATAGGAGGAAACTAAAATGCTATCCAAGATGCACACAGAATACACTCGTTGGCTAAAGGTCGCAAAAGAACTGCAAACACAATATGAAGCTGGTGACGATCAACGCGCCATTGAAGCGGGCCGCAAATCAATTGCTCGCTTAGAGCAAAAGATAACAGAACTGGAGGAGCAAGGAGCCGCTTAATTGCGGCTCATGTGCATCGTAAACGTGACAGATACCGCATCCGTGCCACAATCAGTCACCTGTCTTAAGCGGGTGGCCCTCTGGCAGTAAGTCAGTGTCAAACTTGCCGCCCTTAAAGCGCCCATTACGCACAGCATACAAAAAAGAGTTGACGCGAGCGTAAGCCCACTGATCACTTGAACGCACTGTTGGCCTTACGCTTTGTGGGTTGGTGTTGTAAGCCCCGACACCCCGACGGAATACAGCCTCCAACATTGATTGCGTGACTTTCTTCCCCTTCTTCTCTCCGTGTTCAGCGTTGTGTTCTTTAACTTTTTCAGCAAGCCCCTTTTTTACAGCCTCGCTGACTTTGGCCTTTTGCTCTGAGTAAGACTTTTCGCGCTCCTTGTCTAACTGATCAGTCTTACGGTTTGCCCAGCTTTGCCCTTCATCACCGCCCCAACCAAGCCAAGCTATCAAGCCATTGCTAGGCCAGCCATCTTCACCCCTGCGAAAGCCTTGCGCTTCCTTATCTACTTCGTGCCGTGCAAAAAAGCTTTTCATCCGACGAACAGTATTAGGCGATAAGCGCTCACGATCTATAAGCTGGTTAGCCCGCGCTACACCGACAGCCGTCATGCCCCGACCGTATTCCTTGCGCAACTCTAATGATCGCGCTGCGTTCCGCGCCATTGCCGCTGTTGGGACAGTATCAACATCTCTTTCGGCCTTGTCTTCTTCGCCTTGCCAGCGAGCGCAAACATACTGGATGCGCACTTCGGCATTAAATAGTTCGCAGTTGCCTTGCTCGAAGTGGATGCAGTTTCCACAACGCTCTTCACCATCGCCCATTCGATAAGCTTCTGGCAACTCGTCAGGTACTTCTTCACCGTCTGGATAGAAGTCAAGCTTAGAACCATATGCCGCTTTCCCTGCTTCCTCTGGGTCTTGCCCTTCATCTTCTGCCACCTCTGGGCCTCCGAGCGGGAACAAGTTAGCCGCAATAAACACTTCATCACCACCACTAATAGGCTCCAAACCCAAGCGCTCACGAGCTTCGTTACGGCTGATAATCCCCTCACGCACTGCCGCAACTACGTTTTCGTATACCCGTCTGCGCCGTTCTGTCATTGCGGGTATGCTATCAACATCGTAACGGATATTTATCTCGTCACCGAAGCTAGGGGCGAGCCATTCGTTTAAGTCGCTTTCAACGCGCTTGGCTAATGGGATAATCGTTTCTTCATATAACGCCAAACGCGCCTCTTGGACGTTAGCATAAGTCTGGCTGTCTGGGATACCAATTAGCTGAGAAGGAATACCAAAACAAAGCGCGATGTCTTTTGCTGCCATATGCTTATTTTGCAAGAAGTCCATATCCCTTGGGGACATGCCCATCTCCTTCCAATCAAAGTCTCCCTCCAGCAACAATGGTCGACCAGCGTTATTTTGCCCTGTAAACCTACTTTCCAAGTCGCTTGCCACTTGCTGTCGCTGTCCGTCCGTCAACATAGTCATATTGCCCATGTCATCCTTTGGCTTAAACACAATCGCGCCACTTGGCCTTGCGCCATTTACTAGCAACCCGATATTGTGTTTGGCGATCAGGTTGTGCTGATCCAAATCAACCGCAGCCGCCATAAGTGGAGACAAACCTAGATAGTCATCTAGCGGATTCCAGAATTTAAAGTGCTTAACCTCACTCTGACCAGTCATCGGGTCTGCATCGTATTGGGCGACGACCTGATTATTTAGCTTGTATCTGTAAGCCTTGGGTATCGATGTCTCACTTGGCTCAATCTCAACTCTATCTGGACGTAAAAGATAAAGCTCTGTCGGCACCATGTTCACAGCAGAAGCAAGGGCGTAACTGTTCCCCGACAAAAGCATAAATGAATAAAGCGCTTGAAAATATTCTACGCCCGCTTGGGTTGGGTTTGGCCTGTTGAGTAGGCTGATCAATGGGTGTCGCTCTAGCTTTATATCACCTTGATACACCCTAAAAGGTATGGATGCTGCACCGTTTGCGATCTCATTTACACAGCGATAGACAATCGCGTTCTGTTGATACCCTTCACTAGCGTAATCCTTAAAATCGTCCTTACGCTTATGACTGAACATACTGCCCTGAACGTATACCTTGGGCGCTTCTTTTGTTTCAAGGCGCTGCCCAAAGATAGCCCCCCGCAAGTTGTCAATAATGCCCATCAGCTAATTCTCCAAATCGGTTGGCCTGTCCGCTGGCTCAGTTCTGTAATAGCCCAAACCAAAGCGTCAAGCCTGTCGGGTGACTTGCGAGTATCTGGGGTATATGTTGTCAACTGATCTTCCAACTTTTTTAATTCACCCACGTGATGAACCTTGCCTTGCTCGTACAGTGCAGCGACAGGCTCAGCCCTTACTATCTTTCCCCGTGATGCGCGGACAGCGGTATAGGGGATATGCCTATCTATAGTTCTTACCACTTTTTCTACCAAGTCGCCACCATTATTGACTTCTGCAATTAGTCTATCGGCGTTGTATTCGTGGAAAACCTCAACCGCTGTACGAGCCCAAGTGTCAGGACTCCCATGTATTGTGCGGTCATCAAGGACGTAAAAATGCCCATTGTCGCAACGCCCAGCAACAACAATACCCGTTTCGTCAGCGTCCTCTCCACTACTAACAGCGGGGTCTACAGCCACCACCACGCGCCTCAACTCTGGCATATCTGACCTTTTCAACCTTTGCCCTTCAATCATGCTCCAGTTCCACAGCGCCCCCTCTATGTCCTCCAAAACTTCAGCATAAAGCTCCTGTCTGCCAAGCCGTGTTCCTTCATACTTCTCGCGTAGTTGCTGTAATGCAGCGGGCGCTAGATTGGCTTCGTTGTCAAAAGTGCTCCCACGTGTCACCATCGTGCCCTGCCGCTTTAGCAAGTTCTTTATTATCGGCGTGGGTTTAGGCGTTGTTGTTATGACACACTGTGGGTTCTGACCTAAACGCAAACCAAACATTAGTTGGTCGAATGTTTCAGGGTAAGGCCACGCTGCAATCTCGTCACACCAAGCCCTGTGGAACTGTGGGCCACGCAAACGCTCAGGTTCGGTAGCTGCAAAGCCCTGTATAATTGATCCATTGTATAATCTTATTTCTTGCGCTGAACTGTTGTACCCCTGCCCCCTGCCACTAAGCAACAACTCGCGCGGCATGTAAGACAATATCCCGCTTTCACCGCCAAAGGCCACACGCTTCAAGTCACCAAAGGTAGGCACAACAACAGCCACACGCACATTCGGGTTCCGCAAGGCATACATCGCAGCATCAACACCGCCTGTTCGCGTCTTGCCCCAACCACGACCAGCCAAGATAAGCCAAACCGCCCAATCACCCTTTGGGGTTACTTGGTCAGCGCGGGCTGTATCAATCCAATCACTGTATAGTGTGGCGAGCGCCCTGTGACTTTGCCTCGGCAATGTCGTCCAGTTGGTCAAGCAATCGTGCAAGACTTGTTGGGATGCTGTCATCTGCCACTACCTTCGTTATTTCACCAGCTTCACCCAGCGCCAATTTGCCCATCTTCTGCGCTTTAAGCCCAGCATCAAGCAGTTCGTTTAACTCTTTTGCGCTCAATACGGGCTGTTGTGCGTTCCGTTCTGCCCGTAAAGCCAAGCGCAAATCACGCGATACCTTTTCCAGACCAGCCTTTGCAATGGTAATAGAGCTGCTATCCAGCTTTTCCATATCCTTTGCCGCTGCTTCTGCCCGTTGCTTATTTACCCTTTGCATGTAGTGGGCATGATATTCGTTCTTTTGTTGCTGCCACTCTTGCGCCTTTGCCCGCCTATAGACCGTGTTCTTTGGCACAGTGTGCCGTTCTATTAGGTGCTCAAGGGTTGGAAATATGCGCTCTCCGTTGTCGTTCTCGTATCCTTCGACAAACTCTTTGCGGATTGTTTCGTTAATTTCGTCTGTAATTTGTCCAGCCATGACCGTCACCAATTATTGCCCATTTGATAACCAAGATAGCAAATCCTTGGCTAAATTTGAAGTATCCTCAATTTTTCGCAAGTAATGTAACTCTATTACCTCCCCTAGCTGCTTTTGAATGTTGGCTGTTTTTGTTTGCCTACCCTGTAAAAACTTAGCAGTTTGGGTGTCGCCGCGTTGTTTATGGCGCTCATGTAAATCTTCTGCACTCGCCTTTAAGATAATCACCCGTGTTTCATACATTGCCATAAGCTTTTGAAGGTTAGCCCCTGTGAACAACCTATCGCCCTCAAATAACAGGTTGCGACTTCGCTTCTCTGCGTACTTATGGAAGTGCGGGTTTACATTCATTGCAAGCTTATCTGTGCCGAGAAATGTTTCCCCTGTTCCGTATATGCCGAGAAGGGCCAGATTACGGGTGTTGTCTACATGCCCACGAACCAGCCCAAACTTAAAGCCTTTAGGCTCATTCAGTGTATCATAAATCTTGCTAACTAGCGTTGTCTTACCCGTGGCGGGTTCTCCCCCTATCGCTACGCATCGCATTATCCGTTAAGCCCCTTTAAGTCTGTTCTGTTCTTAATTACCTCTAGCTCGTCCTCTGCGCTGCCACAGTTCATCATGTTCTCTCGATAATAGCACACGATGCTGATGCGCTCATATGGGCCTTTAGCCTTAATCGGAAGGTTTCCGTGTAGCTCATGCACATTAAAAAAGCACACATCGTTAGATCGCACATCAAACCCAACGCGGAAACGCGGCATACAGGTATATCCACCTTCGTACTTGCCAGCTTGCATCACGGCAATGTTACCAAGCCCGCCTTCGTAGTCGCCAGCGTCATAGTGCAGTGCTGTTCTAAAGTTCTTATTGACCGTTACAGTCGTAAACACCGTATCCCCGATAACAAAGTCTTTGTGCGTATCCTGTACGACCTTGTTCTGTGCTTCCCAGCGAGAGGGGCAAGCCTTCTGAAACTCATCGCTGATGCGCTTAATATATGGGTATGCCTCTGAGAACTGTCCGAAGTTCTTTTCTGTCCACGCAGTTTGTCGGCAGTATGGGAAGCGCAACGTTCTGTCAAAGTAGCCAATGATGCCGCTGTTGACCATCTTGGCGCGTGTCTGCTTAGAAACATATCCGTCTTTTGTTACGTTACGATAGCGCTTCTTTTTGGTGTCGGCATCAATAACGCCCTGCCGCACACTAAGCACCTTGTCATCGTTAACATAGAACTCGCCAGCCGCGTCACCCCTGTTGTCGGTTGGTGTTGCTGCATGTCTTAACGCACCGTAAGCCGCCTTACATAAAGAAGTCGGTATTACGTTCTTGCGGAACATGAAAAGCGGGTTGCCATCCTCATCGTAGGCATCGCAATCATAATCAATAATGTGGTCAATCTCGTGTTCCTCTAGGAACGTACCCGCCCGCGCTGACCATTCTTCCTTCGTGCCGTAGGCTTTTGCCTCAAAGATTTTTACACTCATTTTCTACCGCCAACACCACAGCGTCTGTGATGTTCTCCAAGTTGTTAGCTTTCATTATCTTATCGCATTGTTCGCGGAACCGTGGCTCACTTTGCTGGTCTAAGTATAACAAAACCATCTTCACATGGTTAGCGGGCAAAACGTCCAACCCTTCTTCTTCAAGCTCTTCTTCTAGCTCGTCCTCGCCCTCGAACTGCAATAGCTCCTCGTTAAGCTTGGCAATCTCGTCTAGTTCAAAGCCTGTAAGCCCCATGTCATAATCAAGTTCTGCAAGTAAGTTAAACTCATGGGCTAGAAGCTCTTTATCCCACTCAGAAAACTCAGCAGTCTTATTGTCTGCTATCCTGTAAGCTGCTTTCTGCGCGTCACTTAACCCCTTGGCAATGACACAAGGAACACTATCAAAGCCCAAAGCAGTCGCAGCAGCGTGTCGGGTATGCCCCGCAAGTATAATCTTCTCCTCGTCAATAACTATCGGTTGCTGCCAGCCAAATTCTTTCAAGCTCTCGGCGACCTTTGTAACCGCAACATCGTTTTTTCTTGGGTTGTTATCGTATGGTTTGATGTCTGTAATGTTAAAAAGCTCAATTTGCATGGGCCACCTGTTTTTGTGTTATGATAAAATTCTTATCTATTTGTGAAGATATATGCAATAAAAAAAGCCCCGCTGCACTACCAACGGGACTAGGTGTGTCGGTCATCAAGGCAGATTTAAGTACACATGAAAAGTACCAAATCCATCGAGCAGTTAGGTTAGAATACAGGTTCCCGACTTGCAAATTATTGCACACCGTTGTGGGAGACGTCAATATTTGGTTTCCGATATTTATCCAAGTCCCGTTTGGAAACCAAAC